CTTGGGCGTCAAAGGCAATTGCTAACTTAAGGCAACAAATGGTTTGGGCTCCGTTGAAAAAGATACGACCCATGCTTATAGGACTTGGATCTAATATCGGGTTACTAGGGTTCCGTTGATATGTGAAGCTTGAGTAGGGGGTACCGGTCAACCGCCTCCGCGTAGGAAACTACAATCTCATTACTATTAGATGACTGCTGTCACTCGGATAATGGCAAAGTCGATTCACCGTGACACGGTGAATCATGACCACAGTATCTGGATAATAGCTAAAACAATAATTGAAACAATAGGTTAATGAGCGATAGCGAAATTAACAGATCTCTAATAGAGATCTTAATATATAGATTCAACTTGATGAATGTTTGGTTCTAATAAAAGATGTAAATTTTTGGTATTGTTAGGAAATTTAACCAATTGCCAAGTTTTTAAGTTTAAGTTGTGTTGATAAATCAAACAATGCTGTATCACGATTTCTTGTTCAAATGTTAAGTCGACGAGCTCATAATCCCAACCATTGACAATCGATTCAATCATGTGTGGTAATACATGACAAAAATCTAAATGATTGAATTGTGTATTCTGCCATTTAGCATATATTGATTTCCACAGGTGTAGTCTGTCTGGGTCAATTTGTAAACCTACATGGGCTAAAATTTTATGCATGTATTGTTCGCCAAGTGTCCAGAACGATCTAGAATCAATCCACAGATGTGACAAACTAAAATCCAACGGCACACGACTTCGATGAAAAGGTCTGACATTCAGTGCTCGTCGTTCTCTTATGTCCCAAACGTCTGTTAAATTACTGTAAGCAGCAATGGCCTCATTGAAGAAGTATTCTTCAAATTCAGTGGCCAATTCAGATTGACAACCAGATTGGTTGTTGTCAAATAAAAAAGTACCTCGTCGACGAAAATTGGTATGATACAAATCAATCTCGGGACTTGAATCTACATAAATTATTTTTGTGTTGCGTTGGGCACATAATTTAAAAAGATCAGCATAATCTTTTTGTTGATACTCGAGTATTTGGTTGTTTATGTCAGGATTACTGTTATTTTTATCGAGTATTAAATTTAATTTTTTAGCAGTTTGGTCGAATCTCAACAGTTGTGGATAAACAGTAAACACACCGGTGTTTTGATGATCAAATTGATCTAAAGTTTCATTTGTTTCAGTGTAGCCAGCTGGATGATTTTTTTTATGATTATGTGCATTGTTTTGATCAAGCGGATTACTGGTCAACTCTATCCATTGATTGCTGCTAATATTAAAAAACCGTGTCTGCCCACTTAAAAAGTGTATACTCCAATCGATAAATGTGCAACCCAATGGTTCTTGACTGGTCACACATATTTTTGTATGCGACATGATTAGAACTGATCCGGCCAATCTCTAAACAAGGCATGTTGAATGTCTCCGCTAACAAACTGATTGAAACTTTTGTGTTTCACTTCAAGTTCACCTTCTAATGGAGCAACACGGCGGAATGCCGAATCCATTTGCCCCATATTCCGGAACTCCATCAGGATCATCCATTCCGGCATGTCGGCAATACTACGGAATCCCATCTTGCAACGGGTGATTCTATAGCTCTCCATCTTGCCTTCGCTAATCAAATGATCGAAGAAACTTTTCATTCCATTGACCCAATCAAGGTCTGAAATGTCACCTTCTTTGTTTGCCCAAATTGTATATAAGTCTGCCATATTTTTACTCCAGTGGTCCTAGTATTTCAAATCCATCCATGTCGGATTTGTATAAGTGTGCTTGCTCAAGATACAAGTATTGGAATCCTCGTTCCCGGTAGATAGCACACTCTGCTTTCATTGTTTCAATGCCCAACCGCATTTTAGGTTTGTGATATGTCCATGCAAACTGATCACATAATGCATTGTGCTGATCAAATTTGCGAATCAAACTAAATGCTACCAATCGGTCTTGGTCGTAATACCCAATAATCTCAGCCATTGGATCTGTGTAACGACTGTGAAATATGGGCATTACACTGGCAAAGTGCTTGTAGATGCAATAGGTTCTGTATATATCATCCAGCCGAGCCAGCACATCAGGTTCGCGACTGGTAATATACTTCCATGAGACTGCGGGTGTATAGTTTGTTTTGGCTAAGTCAATTCTTGCAAATTGATAAGTCATAGTCTTGGATCCTGACGATGTTTGAACAGGGGCGTTAGATACTCTTCGGGCCAGGTGTTGTAAAAACCCTTCCGGCCAACCAGTTGTGCTTTTTCATTCAAGTCTGTGAGACTTTGTATCAATAACAGGGCATAGGTTCCGTTGTTCATGACCACACCGTTGACTATTTCTGCATCGTCGGGATGATCTTCCAAGGCTAATAAATTATTTGGCACTAAAAATTCTCGATTACAAACATCAACAGCATGGCTCAATTCATCATGTGGTATATCCTTAGGATCGTATGCAAAAATAATCACACTCTTACCGTTTAGTCCTCGGCGACTGATCTGTGTGAGATCGTGAATGGGTGCCAGTCCTAGTCTTACATCAAAGTCTTGATCTAGTCGGGCCTTCCTAGCATACGGACAAGGAGCCCAGCCACCCAGGTCAGCATGTGGAACTTCTACAAAGTTCATGATCCACTGTTCTATATTGTGTTTTACGTCTTCTAATTTTAATAGCATAGGTTAAAAGAAAGGCAATCCGCTTTTCTTGGTAGTTTCTAAATGTTCTTTAATTAAATCGTTAATCAGATTGCGTTCTTCATAACTCAATGCCATGGCTTGATCGTATGTCAATCCACCTCGCATGTACCACGACATTCTCAACGCCTCCTGCCGAATATTACTTACTTCTTTATCCATCTGTTCCAGCATCTCAGAGATCTGGTCAGAGTTCAAGGCTAGGAGGCGGATTCGAAAAAACTTGTCATGTCCAAAGTTATATTTTGTTTATATTTGTTTTGGCATTCTGGACATGTAAGATCTATGGGTTGCAGTTCAGCTTTATTTTTAAGCTCAATAATATGGTCTCGTACGCTGGTGAATATTTTACGATCGCAATTGTTCATTAGCTCTAAAATAAATTCAGATTCAGTGACCACAGCCTGCGGTGTTTTAACTGCGGCAATACTTTGACACAAGGCCTGCACAGTAATTGTGGTCAAGCGTTTCAGTGCATCATTGATATTTTTTATCTTGTCTGTTTCTGGAGTTTCTGCGTCAGGAATCATGGACATTATTTTTTGTTGCTCAAACTGCAATTGATTGTTGGCATTGAGATCTTGATAAGTCATAGGCCGGAAGAAAAATTCTAAATCGCCGTGCCGCACACTATTGTTGTAGTCTGGAGCCTGAATGCCGTCCAGCATCATTCGTAAATCGATTGTGAACTCGTGTTCATGATTGCAACTAGGACATTGGCTACCAGAATCTAAATCATGTCCGTGACTGGCCAATCTAATACCAACCAAAATGGTGTCTACGTCTACTGCTGGGATTGCCCAGGCATTTTTTATGTTTGGCACACAGCTTTGTATTACATCAACCATGGCAGCTCCATTAAACAAAGCATCTGGTGTTCGATAGCTGATTTCGTCGATAGCAGTCATGGGCAACACAGGAATTTCTCCATTTGGCGGCATATCCAACGTGCCAGGTGGATAAAAATTACCTTTACTGGGTAGCCGTATGTAAATTGACGGCTGTCTAAAATACTGTTTTAATGGGTTGTTTGATGTCATAAATTCCCTCGCTAAATATAATTATGGCAAATGACGACTCCCTCAAAGAATTAGATGACTGGCTAGCCAGACAAAAAGAATCGTATGAAGCTGGCTATATTTCTGCAAAACAGTTGCACGAAGCAGAAATGGACCACGCAGCCGGCATACGAGGTTATACTGCACAGCTAAAACAAAGTATAGGTCAACTGGGTACTAGTACCAAAGATACAATTAGCACCATGTCCAAAGGCCGAGATTCTACAGAGGCCTGGTCTAAAACAGTTGAGTCCGGTGCTGATGCAGTTGCTTCATACACATCAAAATTTGGCCCAGCCGGCAAAGCCATGGGCTTGTTGGCCAAATCAATTGCGGCCCTTAATACTGCGGCCCTGGCACAAAGTAAAGCATTATTTGATCAATATCAAAAGTTAAGTCAAGTTGGTGTAGTTGGTGGCAAAGCCATGGACGAAGTCTATGAAAAAATGCGCCAATTTGGTTACACTCAAGACCAACTGGGTAACTTAAATCAAGTTCTTACTGAGAACAGCAAAACACTAGGCAAGTTCTACGGCAGTGCGCTTGAAGGCAGCCGAGTCATGGGACGGGCTGCAGCCGGCTTTGAAGAACAGCGCGAGTCGATGAGAAGAATGGGTTTCACAGTCGATGACCTAAACGAGGGACTGGGTGCCTACATGCGTGAGCAAGGTGCGCTAGGAAAATTACGAGGGAAATCTGACAAAGAACTAGCTGAAGGCACAATATCTTATCTCAAAGAGCTGGATGCAGTGACCAAACTGACTGGATTGAATCGCAAGGAACAAGAAGATCTTCGACAACAGGCTCTAAATATTGAAGCGTTCTATGCTACTCTTCAAGACATGGATCCAGCAGCTGCAAAAGAGGCCTTAAAAGCCTACGAACTAGCAGTGGTACAAGTTGGTCCTAAGATGGCTGCCGAACTTGCCGGTTCATTTGACGGAGTTATAACCGGCGGCACCGACATGATGATGGCCACCGGTGGCGAGAGCATGAAGAAATTCAGCAAAGAGTTTTTTGAAGCTGGTGGAACTGCATCTCAATCCATGAAGGCACTTGGAGATTCTATTACTCCAGAAACTGTAGAAGCTATCAAAGGCATAAACAAGCTCGGTGGCGCATTTGGACCAAATTTAAAAACAGTAACAGAATTTAAAGAAAGTGTTAAAACTCTTACTGAAGATACTGAAAAGGTAACAACAGAACAAAAAAATCAACTAGACGGTCTAGATAGTGCAACCAAGAGTCAGGCCGCTATTGCTGAGAATCAAGTTAAAACAGCACAAAGAACAGCAGACTTTACCAATATATTTGTACCAGCAGCAACCAAGATACAAAAATGGGCCACTGATACAGCAGAGTTTACAAGTCGTATAATACCAGGCTCTTCTACCGGTGGTATATTTGGACTTGGGTCAAGAGGTGGTGGCGCATCAGGTGGTGGTGGTGGCTCTGCACCAGCAGGCGGTGGTGGTGGAACAGGAGCTCCGGCAGCTCCGGCAGCTCCGGGCAGTAGAGGTGGCAGTAGTGGTACACCTACAGCACCTGGAGCATCCTCGTCAAGCAGTAGCGCACCTCCATCGGGGCAAGGTGCCGATGCTGGTTCTTATAGTAGGTCAGGCGGAGGTCTAGGAGCACCTCCATCAATGCAACAAGCATCAACTGGCGGAATGAGTGATGATGATATTAAAAAGATGATCATCAGGCACGAAGGTATACGTAACAAACCCTATCAAGACAGTTTAGGATTGTGGACAGTGGGTGTCGGACATTTAATTGGTGACGGCAAAACGCTACCACCAGAATGGAATAGAGAATTTTCCAACGATGAAATAATGAAAATGTTTAATGATGACTATGCTAGTCATCGATTGGCAGCACAACGAATACCCAGTTTTGACAAGTTAAACACCAAAGGACAAGCTGCGTTAACTGACTTGACTTTTAACATGGGCAACAGTTGGATTGACAAATGGCCCATGTTAAAAAAGCAGTTGGCATCAAACGATGTTGCAGCCGCCGCTGCAAATTTAGAAAGTAGCAAGTGGTATGGTCAAGTGGGCAACCGTGCTCCTACAGTGGTAGATTTATTGAGAAATGGCGCTGCTACTGCTGAGGGAGGTGCTGCGTTTTCTGGTCCAAAATCTGGATATTCTGCTGTGTTACACGGTGATGAAGCAGTGATACCACTTAATAATAACAGTGGAAATTTTATAAAAATGTTTGAATCCATGGCCAGCACCAATCAACGTATTGTTTCTTTGTTGGAAGAAACTTTAGATGTGCAATCAAGTATAGCGTCAGCAACCAAGAATACTGCTGACAGCAGTGGCAAAATGTTGCACTACGCACAAGGTTAACGGTAAATATACGACCATGGCAGATAATCAAAACACTCGCAAACCCGGTTGGAAAAAGTATTTTAAAGTAGCAAACACCGGCGGCCAACTGAGTCCAATTTCAGGACAAAACCAATTTGGTCTAGACGGATATCCTAGACAAACAGGCGGAGACTACACAGGCGGAACACCAAACGACTTTGCATTCCGCAACTATGCTAGTAGATTGCCCGAAGTATATTCAGGACATCCTAACCGAATTGAACGCTATAATCAATATGAAAACATGGACTGCGATTCGGAAGTCAATGCCTGTTTGGATATCATTGCTGAGTTTTCAACACAGGTCAATGAAGACAACAAAACTCCATTTGATATCAATTTTACAGACAAGCCTACTGATCACGAAGTAGAAATTGTTAAAAAACAGCTACAGCAGTGGACCAAATTAAACAAACTAGATCAACGAATTTTTAAATTGTTCCGCAATACTATCAAGTATGGCGATCAGGTGTTTGTGCGTGATCCAGAAACATTTGAAATGATGTGGGTTGACATGGTCAAAGTAGCCCGTGTGATTGTAAATGAAAGTGAAGGCAAACGCCCGGAGCAATACATTATTCGTGACATTAACCCTAACTTTCAAAACATGAGTGTAGCACAAAAGACTACCAGTGATTACTATGTGAGTCGTGCCACTGGATCAGCTGGCGGCGGATCAAATTATACCTCTCCTGGCGGCGGCGGCGCAGGTGGTGGTACTGGCAACGGCGGAGTAGGCAACAGTCGCTTTACACAGGCCATGAACGAAACTTGTATTGATGCACGACATGTGGTGCATCTTAGCCTTAATGAAGGACTGGATTTTTTCTGGCCATTTGGACAAAGTATCCTGGAAAACATTTTCAAAGTATTCAAACAAAAAGAACTGCTAGAAGATTCGGTCCTGATCTATCGTGTGCAACGTGCTCCAGAACGTAGAATTTTTAAAATTGACGTAGGCAATATGCCCAGCCATATGGCCATGCAGTTTGTGGAACGTGTCAAAAACGAAATGCATCAACGTCGTATTCCTACTAATACTGGTGGTGGAGCCAACATGATGGATGCCAGTTATAATCCGTTGAGCATTAACGAAGATTACTTCTTTCCAGTTAGTGCTGACAGCCGCGGCAGTGATGTTACTACATTGCCCGGCGGTGCTAATCTAGGTGAAATTGACGATTTAAAATACTTTAATAACAAAATGGCCCGTGGTTTGCGTGTGCCTTCCAGCTACTTGCCCACAGGCCCAGACGACTCAGACCGTGCTATGAATGACGGAAAAGTAGGCACAGCACTTATCCAAGAATATCGCTTTAATCAATACTGTATGCGCCTACAACGCCTGATTATGCAGAAATTAGACGACGAGTTCAAAATGTTCTTGCATTGGAGAGGCTTTAATATTGATTCAGGAATTTTTAGTATTAGCCTTTGTGAGCCACAAAACTTTGCCAGTTATCGTCAAAGCGAACTAGACACCAGTCGTATTTCGTCATTTGCAGCTATTGAACCTTTGCCATACATGAGCAAGCGTTTTATGATGAAACGTTACTTAGGCCTAACTGAAGAAGAAATTGTAGAAAACGAAACAATGTGGCAAGAAGAGCGTGATCAACCTGAGTTAGAAACTACACAAGGTCAGGATTTACGCAGTATTGGTATTACACCAGCTGGACTAGAAAGTGACATTGCTACAGGTGAAGAAATAACCGGTGCTGATGCTGCAGGTGGACCAGAGGGTGGTATGCCTGGAGCACCCTCTACAGCACCTGGAACTGCTGGCACTGCCGGAGCACCGCCTCCAACCGCTGGTGGTGTGCCTGGCGTATAAATACTAGCATGATTCTCAACGAAATATACAAAAAAAGTCCTGAAGCTTATCAGGATGTCGGCCAAGATAACAGTCAACCACAACTGGGTAATCTTCGCAAAACTCGTCTGACTTTGCGTCAGCTTAACAAACTACGTCAGATGCAAGATGTGCGTAGTTACGAGTATAAAGAAAAACTTAAACAAGTTAAGAAACAATATGCACCCGCCCCGGCTGCTCCTGGACTATAGTTACCTGTAACATAATAGTCAAATATACTCACTTTTCCACCTCAAAACTACCAATATTATAAGTTAGATGTAAATATCTAACGAGCCATAACCATTGGAGGAACATATGACTAATAAATTTGAACAATTGATCGAATACGTGATCAATGATGAAGAAGCGAAAGCTAAAGAACTATTCCACGACATCGTGGTAGAAAAATCCCGTGAAATCTATGAAAATTTGATGAACGAGGAAGAGCAAGATGAAGAAGAGTTAGACGAATCTGAAGAAGATGATTCTGAAGAAGAACTTGACGAAAACATGATGGGCGGCGACGCCAGTGACGACTTGATCGACGATGTTGAAGCTGAAGAACAAGGCATGCAAGAAGATGAAGAGTCTGATGCAGAATTTGATGATGCTGCTGAAGAAGACGGCGAAGATTTAACACACGACATGGAAATGGACCACGACGAAGACAGCGGTGACATCGAAGATCGCGTGGTTGATTTAGAAGACAAGTTAGACGAATTAATGGCTGAATTTGAAGCTATCATGGGCGGCAATGAAGGCGGTGACAGTGTATCCGATATTGACGGCGGCGACGCTTTAGAAATGGACGACACAGACACAGCTGACTTTGGCGACATGGACGAAACCATGGGCATGATGGAAAATGTAACGTTAGACAAAGTTCCTGCTCCTAAGCATGGTGACGATGGTGCTAACAATAAAAGCGTAGTTGCTTTTAACAGTGGTGCTAAAGGCATGGCAGCAAGCCCAGTCAAAATGACTGGTGACACAGCTCAAGGCCGTAGTGCTCCAAAAACTGGTGACTTGCCACAAGCAGGCCAGTTTAAAAATGTACCAGGCAAAGGCGGCGCCAACTCCAAGTTGAGTGCAGCTCCGAAGCCTACTACAGCTCAAGCCAGTGGTGTGAATACAAAATCACCAGTTGGTAAAGCGTAATCCAGAGATATGGCTCGATATCTAAAAGAACATCTAAGCTTCACTCAGGCAGGTCTTGAAATCCTGTCTGAGGAAGCCCACGATGGCAGCAAAACCTTAAAGCTAAAAGGTGTTTGCATAGAAGGCGGCGTTAGAAATGCCAACGAACGAGTATATCCTGTAAATGAAATTGCCAAGGCAGTTGA